ATAACGCCACTAAGTCTTATGTGCTGACCCTGACGCGCGCCATGCAGCGTGAACTTGCGGAGAGCGGTGTGCAGGTACAGGCGGTGTTACCCGGCGCAACCCGTACAGAGATTTTTGATCGCGCAGGCCAGTCTATTAATGAAATCCCGGCTGAAATGCTGATGGACGTTGATGAGATGGTGGACGCCGCGCTGGCCGGACTCGACAGCAAGGAGACGGTAACTATTCCGGCGCTGGAAGATCTGCAGATGTGGCACGACTACGATCAGGCGCGTGGCGCGATGGTTCCCCATCTTTCAAGGAATCGATCAGCATCTCGTTATCGTCAAAGCTGAGTCAGTCATCTGCCATAGCACCTGACATCGGGTTTTACTTAAGGCACGGGGAAGCATTATCCGTGCCGATTTGCGACTACTGCGCCAGGCGTTGCCAGATTTGTTATATAAATCAGCAGGTAAATCGCTGCTGCTTATTTCAGCAACCGGTAGCTGAGTGCTGGATCGTCCTGAAGAGATACTTTATAATCCCCGCTCCGCTGGCCCCTTAGCTCAGTGGTTAGAGCAGGCGACTCATAATCGCTTGGTCGCTGGTTCAAACCCAGCAGGGGCCACCAAATTTAGTGATGTAAATCATGCATTTAAGCCACCTTTTAGGGTGGCTTTTTTGTTTGAACGCTATGCCGTTGGCAGCAAAGTGGCAGCAGATTTTTATCTCCCCCAACAAAAAACCCGCCTTAGCGGGTCAGTCTTTTCAAAAATCACATCCACAGAGAGCCTTGTAATGTACGATCAGGATGGGGCGGAACAGGTTTTACCTTACCCGGACTCATGATGATTTCGGATACTGTTTCATGAGACTTAAAAGTGCAGCTGCAATTGATGTTTTGACACTGGTTATAACGTTCCTTGGTCGTCTTTGATACTTGGAAGCTGCTACGCGTATGTGCGGCATTACCGCACAAAGGACAATTCATCATAATAAGCCCTCAATCCCATTTGAGATTAATGATACATAAAATAACCATATTGGGATAGTTCTCATTCCATTTCCAATGAGTCAATTTTTACTTCCAGTTCAATGCTGGTAGTGAATCCGCTGTCCGCGCTCAGGCTGTGTGTCAGCGTGGTGATAATCCATTCCCCTGCATCTACCTGCTGTTTGAAACCGCTAACCTTCACCGGCATTTCCGTGTATAGCTCCGCGCGCCCCTTTGCCAGCTGAATAGAAAACGTCGCCACACCGCGCTGCAGGCGTTCCCACTGCATTTTGGCGGCGCGCTCTGCGTTGCCCCGGTTTGCGTAGGTGCGGCTCAGTACCAGCACATTTTCATCCGTGCCGATCAGGTAATCCCCCTGCTTCGCCTCCGGCTCTTTCTTCTTTTTCGCCGTGGTTTTACGTCGCCTGCGCTTCACCTTTGCTACCGGCTTCTTTGCCGGTTCGCGGGTGTGCAGCCAGCTCGCGATCACGCCGGTGTAGGCGTCACGGTCTGCCAGGGTAAAGCGGTGACTGTCTCCGTTCCTGCGCTGAAGGGTGATCACCGGCAGCGTCTTGCCGCTTGCCGTCTTCCCCTGACCCTGCCGGATAAACAGCAGATTCCCGTCCTTGACGCAGGCCACCGCGCCGCACTGTTTAGCCAGGCGCATCAGAAAGCTGGCGTCGGATTCGTTGGTCTGATCAAGGTGGTCAATCTCTGCGGCCGCCATGTCCTCACCCATCGCGGCTTTCAGCTTATGGCGCCCGGCGATGTCCCGGACAATCTCGCCTGCGGTGGTTTTGTGCCAGGACTTCTCCCGCTTCGTGTTCAGCGTCTGCCGGAAGTCTGCGCTGCGCGCCCTCAGCGTCAGCCGGTCAGGCGTGCCGCTGTGCTCGATTTCGTCAACCGTATAGCTGCCTTTCGGATAAAGCGCCTCTCCCTGCCAGCCCAGCGACAGCGAAAGCACGACGCCCCGGCGTGGCAGCTGCAGCTGGCCGTCCGCATCGTCCAGCTCGATGTCCAGCTGGTCCGCCTCAAAGCCCCGGTTATCGGTGAGCGTCAGGCTCAGCAGGCGCTTTTCCAGCTTCTGCGTGATGTCTGCGCCGTCCATCGTCAGGCGAAACGCCGGGGAATTCTGCTGGCCGGTAATCCACGGACTGGTCATCATGAGAATAACCCTCCCGCTGCGGCGCTGACCTTCCCGGCGACGGTGGCAGCCGCACCCTGCATGGCCGACAGCTGGTCGCTGAGGCTGCCGAACATTTCCCCCAGCGATTCATCCGTGCGCTTCAGCGTCAGCGTGAATTCAATGCGGCGGCACACGCCGCTGCTGAAGAACTCCGCTTTGGTCTGGTTAAGACTCTCGATCACGAACATGCCGTAAATCGTGCCGCTGCCCTCAATGAGGGGCCACGCGCGGCCCAGCTCCGCAATCTGCTCCAGCGCGAACAGCGACAGCCTGCCGCCGGTAATCTCCGGCAGCAGCACGCCGGAAAGCGTCAGCGTGTCGTTGTCCGGGCCTAAAAACTGCAACGATGGCCGCACGCCGACCCGGCTGTTTGACGGAAATCGCCAGCTGCGTTGATACTGCAGCTCCTGATAGGGCACCGTCTTCAGCATGAAAACAAATAAGCCCAGCGTCATCATCATTCCTCAAACCCTCCCCTGTCGCGGTAACTGCTGCGCTCCCGCGCCTCAGCCTTCCGCTGCTCTGCCTGAAGCCTGCGCATCACCTCGTCAACCAGATCCTGCTGGCTCTGTCCCGGCTGCTGCACGATAGTGAATGAGGCGTTAATCTGCGGTGCGGCTTTTGCCGGTGTGTCACTCATGCGCGGCGCGTCCTGCCGGTATGCCTGCGCGGGCAGGCTCAGCGGATGCAGCGGTGCGGCTGTGGCAGGTGCTGCCGCTCCGCCCAGCGTCAGCGCCGCCAGTGCCGCCAGCCCTGCGGTGCGCCTGCGGCTGGTCACGTTAGCCGGGCCGTTAATCAGTTCGGGGCCGTTCTCACCCACGATACCCATCTGGCCGGACGGAATATTGCCGCCGGTGTCGTACATGCGCGGGAACCCGCCCGGCGGCAGCACCACCTTTCCGTCCGCGTTAACCGTGGCGGCCTGCTGGCGCGTGATGTGCTCCGGCAGCTTTGCGTTTGCCGCCTCTTTCGTCACGATGCCGAGTTTTTCCAGCAGCCAGGACACCCCTGATTTCAGCGTGTCCAGCGGGTGCATCACCATGCTGAGGCCATCGGCCAGCGCCTGACCAAACGCCTTACCCTTCGCGGCTGCGCTGTCCAGCTCAGCCCCCGTGGACTGCACCGGCGTCAGCAGGTCGCGGAACCAGCCAAACAGCGCCTGCACTTTATCCCCGATCCACTGAAAAACTGGCTTCAGCGGGGCAAATGCCTCACTGACCGGGGCGGCAGCAGCCCTGAAACCCTCAACCACGCCGCCGAGAAACGCTTTAATCGGCTGCCAGTATTTCCAGACAACCAGCGCCACGCCTGCCAGCGCGGCGACCAGCAGCCCGACCGGACTCAGCAGCGCGCCCATGGCCCATGAAATGCCGGTCAGCGCAACGCGAAGCACCGCCACGGGACCGGACGCCAGCCAGCGCAGCACCTGACCCGTACCGCTCAGCAGCACCCGTCCTGCCGCTACCGGGTTCATCATCATTCCGGCAGCGGCGGACACGCCGCGCATGGCTCCCCTGAACAGGCGCAGTGGCGCACCGGCCACCGCCTTAAGCGCATTACCCGCCATGCCTGCGCTGGCGCGGAGTGAAGCAAGCGGCCCGGCCAGCAGGCTGACGCGCCCGCCCGCGTCACCCATTCCCCGTCGCAGCAGGCTTAAAGGGGCGCTCCCCAGCCACCCGAGCATGCTGCCTGCCCGTGACGCTGCTGACGTAAGCCCCGGCAGCGCCTTAAGCCCCAGCACGTTACAGCTCAGGCGCAGCAGCGCCAGCGGTCCCAGCACCGCAGCCAGGCCAATCATGAGCGTGCCCAGCGCAATCACCACCACCGATATAACCGCCGCTGCCTTAACCAGCGTGCCCGCCAGCTCCCTGTTGTTTTCCACCCAGCGGCGGGTCACGCCGGTGACTTTCTTCACCAAATCCATGATGTCCATCAGCGGCGTGCGCAGCGAATCGCCCAGGCCGCTCATGGTGTTAGATACGCCGGTTTTAGTCAGCATCCACTGTGCGGAAAGCGAGTCCTTATTGATGTCCGACTCTTTCTGCATCGAACCCTTTGCAGCATCCCCCTGTGTCAGCGCCAGCTGGCGGCGCAGCTCCGGCATGTTGTTGACAAGTTTTGCCGCTGCAGGGCCGAACTCCTTGCCAAAGAGCATCGTCAGCGCGGGCACTCTCTTGCTGTCCGGCAGTTTTTTAACCTTTTCCAGCACGCGCATGATGGTGCCCATCGCGTCCGTGGTCATCTGCTTTTCAATCTTTGCCGGGTCCAGCTTCAGCAGGTCCATGCCGTCCATGAAGCGGTTACTCTGCATCGTGGCTATGGACAGCTCGCGCACCATGGCATTAGCAGAACTTGCCGCAATCTCAGAGGTGGCACCCAGCGTCAGGAATGTTGACCCCAGCGCCGCCACCTGACGGAAGTTCATCCTGTCGGCCACGCCACCCATGCGCTGCATAACATCAATGATGTCGGCCCCTTTGGACATGGCGTTGTCGTCCAGGTAGTTCAGCGCGTCGCCCAGCTGCTCGATGTTGCGTGTAGGGATTTTGTACAGCTGCGCAATCTTGCCCAGCCCTTCGGCCAGCTCACCGGCAGGCAGCTCAAACGCCGTTGACGCCTTCGCCGCCGTGGTGGCAAAGGCCAGCAGGTCGCGCTTCTGGTCCTCATAGGAGTCGTTCTGGTTGGTCACGCCCATGCGTGCGCCGCCCTCAACCAGCGCGGCGTAGTCAATTGCGCCGTTTTCCATCGGCAGCTGCTCACTGGCGGCCTTGATGGCGGCCTGCATGTCATAAAACTGCTTTGTGCGGTTTCCGTCGTTGTCGCGCAGCCCGTTAACCTGCTTT